GGCGCGCGGTCGCTTTAGTGGTTAGCTTAATTGATTTTGCGTCGGATCGTCAAAAAGAGATATTGGCGGCGATTGATACGCACGGGTCTGCCAACCGCGCTGCGATATTTCTTGGAGTCAACGAGTCCACGGTCCGGCGATCAGTGCAGGCGGTGAAGCTAAAGGCAGCAAAGCACGGACACAGCCCCGACCACGATATGACGCACACCGTCCCAGACGGGTATAAGCTCAAAGGGACATCGACGCTATACGATGAGGGCGGCAGCCAGCGCCTACAGTGGGTTAAATCAACCGCCGACAATGACCGGCAGGAGGAGATGTTCCGCGAGGCTGTCGAGGCGATGGGCGAGGCGTTGCCACGCGTGGTCGCTGTCCCTGCCCCAGATGAAACGTCGGACAAACTGATGGCCATCTATCCTGTAGGAGACCATCATTTTGGGATGCTGGCCCTCAAAATAGAAAACCAAGACGCAGATCACGATCTGGAAATGGGGGAGAAGCTACTGCTCGGCGCGATGGATCACTTGGTAAAGACGGCCCCCAAATGCGAGACATCGGTGATTGTACTGCTGGGCGACTTACTGCACCACGATACGTTCAAATCGACGACTGAAAGCGGTCACCTACTCGACTCAGATTCTCGCTATCCAATGATGGTTAGGGCCGCAGTTCGCAGCGTCCGATACATGATACGGGCGGCGCTGATGCACCACACCAACGTCCTTGTCATCATAGAGATTGGCAACCATGACCTCTCCTCCAGTGTTTTTCTTATGGAGTGCCTTCACAACGTATACGAAGATGACCCGCGTGTGACTATTGACCGGTCGCCAGCCCACTATCATTATTTCAGACACGGGAAATGCCTCATCGGGACGCACCACGGCCACGGCCCGAAAATGGACAAACTGCCACTGATCATGGCGACAGATAGGCCAGAAGATTGGGGCGCGACCGAATATCGATATTGGTTAACGGGGCATATTCATCACGATAGTGTGAAAGAGTTCCCCGGTTGCCGCACCGAAAGTTTCAGGATACTTCCCCCCGCCGACGCATGGGCTGCGGCGAAGGGTTACAGATCAGGACGTGACATGAAATGCCTCATCATGCATGCTGAATACGGGGAGGTCGCACGGCACATTGTAAACCCGGCGATGTTGGAATAATTCTAATGACCAAAAAGTTTGATTCAATCGGCTATTGGTATCTAGCCTCACCATATAGCAAATATCCAAAAGGGTTGGAGGCCGCCTTTATTGAAGTGTCAAAGGCAGCCGCTCAATTAATTAAACAAGGCGTTCGAATCTATTGCCCAATTTCCCATTCCCACCCCATAGCTATCTATGGAAAGATTGACCCTCTCGACCATAGCCTTTGGCTTGCCGCCGATAAACCTTTCATGGACGGGGCTAGGGGGTTAATTGTTCTCAAGATGGATACGTGGGAAAACAGTTTTGGTATTGGTGTCGAAATCGAAGCATTTAAGGCTGCGGGTAAGCCTATCCAATATATGGAATGGCCATGAACTTAAAACTATTGCGAGACGAACTGATACGGGACGAAGGGCTTAGGCATCGCCTCTACAAATGTAGTGCAGGGAGGACAACGATAGGAATTGGCTATAATATCGAGGAACACGGGCTACCGAGCAGTATCATCGAGGAGCTGTTCCAAAAATCGGTACTAGACGCCCGCACCGACTTAGATCGCGCACTTCCATGGTGGTCGACACAGCCTGAGACGGTGCAGCGGGGGATGCTTAACATGGTCTTCAATCTTGGGATTGGGCGGTTTTTGAAGTTCGAGCGGATGATTGGTGCGCTTGGTTCCGGTGCATACACATCGGCGGCAACAGAGGCGCTGGATTCCAAGTGGGCGCGACAAGTAGGCGCGCGTGCCGAACGCATTGCGAAATTGTTTCGCAAAGCTAATTTAAAAGGAGATTAGAAAATGGAAATGATCACGGAGATTATGTCTCAGGTTCCCGCTTGGTTCTCTGCCATCACGGCGCTGGTAGTCGCGGCCAACGGCATCACAATGCTGACGCCAAGCAAGGCCGACGATAAAATCGTGAACGCACTTCTATCGGTCTTGAATTTTCTCAGTATGAATGTTCTCAAGAACAAAAACCACGACGAGTGAAGTGAATATCCTGTCAGTTGTTGCCGGGGTTATGAAGCTGGTGAACTGGTTTGCCCGCAAGTTCGAGCGTGGCGAATACCGGCGCGAGGGGCGACGTGACGCCGCACTGGAGGGATTCAATGAACGCGAGAAACGCGCACGCGAGGCGCGCAAGGCTAGGGCTAACACTTCTGTTATTAATGACAGGGGCGTGCTTGCAGACGACCCCGACGCTCGTCGTAAGTGATTATTGCGATAACGCTGTAATCATTTCGTTCGACGCTGCGGAGGATACTCTGGCGACGATATCGGAGATCCGAAAGTCGAACGCTGTTTACACAGCACTGTGCCAGTAGCGCTCACTCCCTGTCGAGAGTGGTTGGGCCATATGGGCCGTTCCAAAGTTCAAATTTGGGGGCCGGGATGGTTTCCAGTTCCCACATATCCCGGACTGCGGTGGCCAATTCATTTGTCTGCGTTCGCGCAACCCATCTATGTGCGCGGTGGTTTTTGTAAAAATAATCTGCGCCGATGTGGTTCATAATCACCCCTATCGGTAAGTGCGGTAATTGGGCCGTGGCCGGGTGTCTTCAGGACGATAGCACATAACGTGGTGCTCGTCGCAATATGACCCGTGCTTGCCTAGTTCCGCGCCACACCACGAAAAATTAGCCTCCCCAACGTCTCCGTCAGGGTAGCGACATCGACCAAGTGGGGGATGCTCAGGAATGTTCCTCGCGCCCACGGATGATGTCGTGATGCGCGGGAGTATCGCTGCCGCGTGTGCCTCCACGCCGATCCGCTTCGATCGCGAGATCACCATATTTTTGGTCACGGTTTTCCCCAATATGACACTCAATTCTGTGGCGATCTGACGGGTTGGCATGTTCGCTTCCCAGCGTTCACGTAGCGCCTCGGTCAATTGGATTGTCCAAATGCTATTCTTCATGATATTTCCCTTTCAAAATAATTGGCGGCGGACCCAAGGCCATCAGTATCCGCCGCCGATTACCGCCGCAGGATTGCGACTACTCGCATGGATTCAGCCCCACGCGGATTCTTCTATGCGAAAATGATATAAAGAAGGCTCAACCCTACAGCGAGGGCTGCGAAGACAATCGCAGAACACGCCTGTTCAACCGGTGTCTCACGCCTGATCGAGCGTCTGGTTGACAGCGTGGTCTGGGCTATATTAAACGCCACCAGCCTCGCGAGCAGTGAGGCGTCGGTTGTGTGTTTGATGCGCCTCATGATGACCTCCACTCCTGATCCTGTGCCATGCACCTACGTTCGGCGCGATCCTCTGCACGGACCTTCTGCACCAGCGGCTCCAAGTCAACCGCGCTGTGACGCAAGCTGATCTTTATCCCTAAGGGTGTAGCCCCCGTCAATTTGTGGATGAAGGCGGCGTGCTTAACTGCCGCCGCGAGTGTTTCGTGAGGGGCTGTGTCGTAGCAACCCCCTTTGTCTTCAATTGTTAGGTACGTCATTTTGGTGCTCCCGTTGTTATTTTATCATCCTAACGCAAATTGCGTATACGTCAAACCTTTTTCATCTTGCGTAATCCCTCACGTTCTGTTACCTTCACCAGATGGAAAAAGCAAAGAATATTATAGACGCCTTCGGGGGCCTGACTAAGGCCGCGAAGGCTATGGGTCTACCCATCTCAACAGTGCAGGGATGGGTGCGTGGCAGGGGGTATGTGCCGGTGTGGCAGATATCTTTAGTTCACAAATCTGGGAAAAAGATTGGCTTGGATTGCACGAAATTTTGGGTACCAGATGATTGACCCACAAGCCATCATCGACCTCCTTGGCGGTAAGCCTAACACTGCAAAGTGTTTGGGCGTCACGCCCCAAGCTGTGTGCAACTGGGTCCGCAGGGGAAGCATCCCACTCAAGCACAGCGTCAACATTTTCAAGGCAGCAAAAAAAATGGGAACGAAGCTCGAATATTCGGACTTACTAGAGTGATCGCCGGTATAGACGTTGGGATAAAGGGGGCGATAGGGCTGCTTTACCCAGATGGTAAGGCATACGTTTACGATATGCCCACATTCGCAAAGGAGGTAAACGGTGCGGCCCTTGCGGGCATCTTCCGCGAGTTTCGCCCAGACCACGTTTACATCGAGGCGGTTAATTCATTCAACATGGGACGCCAAAGTAGTTTCAATTTCGGACAGGGGGTTGGTGTAATCAAGGGGGTGCTATCGACGTTAGGCATTCCTTTTACCCCCGTGTCCCCAAGCAAGTGGAAGAAGACGTTCAATCTGAGCAAAGACAAGAACGAGAGCAGGGCCGCTGCAACGCGCCTGTTCCCAGACTTGGCGGCTGAGTTCTCACGGAAGAAAGACGACGGTAGAGCCGAAGCAATTTTAATCGCAAAATGGGGAGAATCAAAATGAACAGGTATCAAGTGTTGGCTGCGGCAGAGGCAGCGGTCAAGGATCGTGAGGGAAGTTATGGATCGCCACAGGAAAATTTTGAACGCATAGCGAAATTGTGGAACGTGATCCTGGCGGGGAAGCTAGGGGAAGAGCATGAAATCAGCGCGGCGGACGTTGCTATGATGATGATCGGCATCAAGCTCGCACGGCTGATCGAGACCCCGGACCATCAAGACTCGGCGGTTGATGCCGCCGGTTATGCGGCGCTTTTGGCAGAGATAGCTTAGATATGGGAAAACGATCAAACTTTGAGCGGCGCGACCGGGACTTTTACCCGACGCCCTATGAGGCAGTGGTTCCGCTGCTGCCGCATCTTGAGGAACGCACATGGTTTGACGAACCGTGCGCGGGTGACGGTGCGCTGGTCATGCATTTAAACAAGCATGGGCATGTGTGCGATTATGCTGGGGATATAACGCCAAGGGCGGACTGGATCACACAGCGGAACGCGATGGAGTTGCCAAAGGAAATTTGGGGAGGCTCCGTCCAATGTTTCATAACCAATCCGCCGTGGGATCGGGAAATCTTGCACACGCTCATCCCGCGCTTGTCCGATATTGCACCAACTTGGCTTCTGTTTGACGCCGACTGGATGCACACCAAACAGAGCAGTCCTTATATGCCGCGTTGCAAGAAGGTCGTTTCAGTCGGGCGAGTAAAATGGATACCGGACAGCAAGATGACCGGCAAGGATAATTGCGCTTGGTATCTTTTCACGAAAGGGCAAACCGCGCACACAGAGTTTTACGGGAGGACAGCATGAGCGGATTCACAGATCACGGCATCAATCACGGCAGTATCAGCAACATCAACAAATGGATCGACGCACCTGACGCCTGGGTTAGTAGCTATTTATTCGGAAACCGGGGAGCAGGGTCGCCAGCTATGTGGCGGGGCATCCTGACTGAGCAAGCCGTTTCCGACACCATAACCGGGTCGATGCAGATTGATGACGCTATTGCGAAGGCGGTATCTGACTACGACTCCAAGTACGAGTTTGACGACGGCACAACCGGCAAGGAGCGCGGCAACATAGAGCCTATGAC